CCTCATACATTACCCAATATACTAAAGCATCCGCGCAATAATCATCTACTAATGTAAGGTAGTCACCTGTTAAAGTACTTGCGCTTATATCGCTTAATATCTTATCATAGAGCTTAGTCCCTAATACGTTTTGAATGTGTTGAATCTGACATTGCCAAATCGTTGGATTAATTTGTTTCATGTCGACGTTCTCATCAACTGCGCTATTCTCTTTAAAGAATCCCTCTGATATAAAAATTGGTCTTGCCATTATTTTCTAGTTACTAATCTTTGCTCCCAAATATGACGGCAAAAAGGTGTTGTTACTTCTAGTTTTGGATTCGAGTAAAATCCTCCTCTGCTACTAAAAACATCGAGTCCTTGTCTGTTATTTAATAATTCAATATCTTCAAACGTCCAACTTCTAAACTCTGATAAACCTAATAATGTTTTACAGAATAATCGAGACTTTCCACCCTTAGATAAAGCAGGTGCATCATGTCTTAAAGCGTATTTATAAACTACAAATATCTCTTGCTGTGTTTTCTGTCCTTCTTCCGTTGGTTGGTTCTCAGGGTCTATTAAATTCTCCCCTTCTAATTCGTTTAGTAAATCGTTTACCACTTCCTCAGTTAAGCCTGTAACGTCTGCAAGTTGTTTAGGTGTTTGTGTTGGGTTTGATATTAACAAGCCAAGTATTGTATTTGCTTTCTTAGACTCGAATTTAAACTTATCCCCTTGGGTTCTTGCATCTTCTATATTGTCAAAACTAAATTGCCTTGAATCTATAACGGTTAATTTCTCGTCAAGAGTTCCGCACATTGAGAGGTGTTTGATTATTTTCTCATCATTCTCTTCTTTGAAATTGAATTGCGTTGTAGTATCTTGCTTTATAACATCACCGCTTTCAATTGCTGTATATCCTGCTTTAATTCTTCTTTCGTTAATAGTAAGTATATCTGAAAGTTCTGTTTCTGTTACAGGGTCTGAAACTGGTTTTAATTTAAGTATTTCAAACGTTCCTCTAACCTCATTTAAATCAGCCCAACTATTTACGAAGTCTTCAATAACTCCCTGTTGTTTTGTTACATAAGTATTTTGCAGCATTTCACCTGCAACCCTTAATTCATCAGCGTTATTATTAAACCCTCCCGAATTAGATAAACCTATTAACGTAGGGTTAAAATTATGACCTGTATAAATCTCATCCCTTATCTGTTCGTTAAGGTTTAAGAATCTATCATCTTGACCGTTTGCAGGTAGTGGCGTTATCTCTACACCTGAATCCTTATCTTCGTTAAATGATAATATTGGTTCTCCTGCGTTATCCCCTCCATGCTTTGTTGCTTTCCATCTATCCTCAATCTGTCCCTTTTGTATTTCTGTTGGGTCTCCATTGTAGAAGTTAACCAAGTAACCACCGCTGAAACCGTTCTTAACATTGTTAAAAGTAAAGTTTCCTATCTCGTAATCTGCTGAAATGTAAGGAATAGCACCTATGTACTCAGGTAATGGGTATTCTTGTAAGTCTGGTCTATAGTCTTTATAGTAAACAATATACCTTTTGCTTGAATCCATTTCTGATATGTCCCAAGGGAAGTCAAAAAACTCTGTAAAGTCTGGGTTGTTAATTGGTTTTCTACTTGACCAATCGGCTGTATAATAATATACTGTTGGTTCTTTTATACCGTCTTCATTCCATATAGTTTTGCCTACTCTGATTTTAGAGAAGTCTATATGATGCATATTAACCTTGTCACTTTTTTTATTAGGGATTACCTCAGTAGCAAACCCACCGAATATAATTCTATCAAGTGAAATATCACGAGTGATTTTCGAAGCCTCTAAGCCTGCTTTAAATCCTCCTGCTTGTATCTTATCTTTAAAACTTAAACCTTGTTCTGAGACAGTCCAACCATCCCCAACGATATAAGTATTCTTTCCGTTTATAATCGCGTTGTTCTTTGCGCTTGAATTATAAAGCCATATTAAATAATCACCGTAACGATTATTCCATGTTCTATCTGTAGCATCATAACCCCAAGTTACCCAATCAACAGAACGTTCTTCTTTAAACACAGGTACTTTGTGAGCGTCAAACTTTAAGAGTTTTCCACTACTACCAATAAAATAATTAGATTGAAGGTTCATGTGCTATATAAGTTACTGTTTGTTCATGCGCAATATATTGTGATGTCTCTGTGCTAAACAGATTACATTCACTTCTAAAGATAGGCTCTAATACATCTGATAAAGTAGGGTCTAAGTTTGTAGTACTTAGTTGTTCCCATATTGTTAAATGATACCTACCAACATTCCCAAGTATTACCTTGGATAATAAAGGGTCGTTTATTCCTTCTGTAATGTCAAACATATTTGCCCTGTCTCGTTGCGCTCCAATCGTGGACACATCTTGACAAATAGCATAGTACTTTACTTTCGTTTGGTCATTCTGCCATTCAAACAAATACACTACCGAACCGCCTAAAGTCGTAGACTCTTGGAGTGGTAGCGAAACGTTACTATTTAGAATCCCCTTTTGTAGATTCATCCTTTACCTTCTTTTCAAATACATCAAAACCTAAATCTTTATAGAGCTTAAAAACTCTCTTATCATCTACAATAGTACAAGTAATTAACATGCCGTTCTCTGCCTTACCATTCATTATACTACCGATACATTTTGCTTTTAGTTTCATAATTGTAAATATACAAAAAGGGGTTCACTCCTAAAAGTAAAACCCCTAATTAATTTTAAGCTATTGTTAATCCTGCTACAACTGTTGAATCAACTGTGTAAGGATAGTTTTTCTCTTGTGATGTGAACGCTAATTGATAGCCGTTTTGTTCGCCTTTTAGAACTCCCGTTTGACTTCCATTTGTTCCACCCATTTTCTCTGCTCCGCTATCTAGTCCCATAATATGATATAAACCATCTGCTGAGTCTTGATAAATAATTGCTACTGGATTAGAAGTTAATAGTTTCAACTCTACGTTTTTAGTGTTAGAAAGTTTATTAATCATAAAGCTCATTACAGTCTCTTCGAACGTTGTACCCAATAAAGGGTCATGGTTCTCTGTTGTAACTGCTCCTGCTATATTCTTTTTAACTTCGTATCTATAAAAACTTGTAGCTGTTTCTTGTGTTAATACCGTCACTTCTCCCGCTACAATTGTACTGCCTGCTACTATATTCTCCCAAGCAGTAATTAATATACTACCTTGTTTGATACCTCCAACTGCATCATCACACTCGTATGAAAAGCCCTGAGTTAATGGGCATGGTGCTTGTTCTGCCATTTTGTTTAAGTTTTAAATAAGGGGGACTCTCACCCCCTAAATATTATTATTAAGGTACTAAAGTAAATTCTACAATCTCATTTCCAAAAGCGTATTGAACACCTCTTTTAAATGTGATATTCATTTTGTTTACTCTATCATCTTTAGAATACCACATTTCCAAAGCATCACTATCATCTTTAGCTCCATCAGAACCAATAGTTATATTTGAATCTCTAGTAAGTATCATTCTTTCACTACCTGCTGCTCCGGGTAAACCAACTGTTTTTCTAATTCTTACATCAGTACCATAAAGCATTTCAATTCCATCTTCGCCTTTAAAGTGAAATAGGTTTGCGTTTTTAAGTGCTACAACATATTTTTTATAAATAGAAGTTGGAACCCATAATGAAAGGTCTGTTGCTTCTGAAATATTGTCAGGTATAGCCGTCCACATTGCATCAAGAATATCAAGAATATTAGTAGTTGAAATAGTTGTTGCAACTGTTACCGCTCCCGTATTCCCATCTATAACTGTACCATCTGCATCTGCTATTTTAAGCAAACCATCATAGTAAGAAAGGTTGTTTGTACCTGACCCTGTATCACCTTGGAAATCAGAGATAGTTAATTGATTAGCTAAAGCGTTCATTTTCTTCTCTAACCAAACACCTTCAATTCCTGCGGGTAATTCCTTTTCACCTTCTGCTCCAATTCTTACAAGTGTCTGAGTCCAGAACCCGTTTAAATCTTTTACACATAAATCTTCGTTTACTTGAATCGCTCCTACTGTAATTGTTCTTTGTGTAAATGTTGTTGTATCACCTGCAACTCTTGAACATGCATCAGCGGCAAAAACCACATCTGTAGATAAGAATTGTAAATGAGAACTTCCTTTAATTCCATCCTGTAAATTTACAACTTCTGCCAAACCACCTGTCGCTTGCATTTGTGCAAGTAAATCAAATTGTTGGTCTTCGATATAAGCACTTAATGCTCCTGTATTAAAACCCATTGTTTTTTATTTTTAATGTTTTCTTTTATTACTAAAATCTAAACGCTTGTTTTGTTTAGGTTCTTCTTTCGGCTCGTTGCCTATCTTAGAAATTAATTCTAAAGATTCTTTGCTAAACTCTACACGTTCTTTTTTCTCTTCTGAAAGTGCAGTAGTTAAGTCTTCTATTTGCTTTTTGAATTTCTCCTCTAATGCAAATACCTTTTCTGTTACGATTGATTCGATAACTCTTCTTGCTTCTCGTTCCTTGTCGGTTGATTCAGTTTTAACTTCTTCGTTAAGTTCTTCCTCGATAACTTCCTCTTCTGTACTAGCTTCATTGATAGCATCTATAACACCTGCTTCAACTACTACTAAGATTCGTCCGTCATTAAGTTCATACTCACCTACTGGAAGTGGTACAGGGATTTCTTCATCCATTGCAACAACTGCCGCGCCTACTTCTAAAGCAGGTTCAACCATTATTACTGTACCATCAAGCAAAGAAACGTCTTCGAATTTCTCTCTGTCAAACTCCTTTTTAACTTCTTCTTTCGCTTCGTCTTTTGTTTCAATAACATCTGACTCCGTTAATCCGAACTTAACAAGTAGCTTGTTTACGTCTTCTTTTAAACTCATAATTAAT